GCCTTGCGAACAACTTGCAGTTGAGCGTGCTCCAGATTGTTGACAGCAGCCCTTGCCAGGGTGCGCGTACCCATGCGTCTCGTATTTTCAAGGGGTGCGTCCAGCTCGGCAATGCGTGGGCGCTCTGCTTCAAGCTCCAGCTCTTCCAGAGCCAGGTTGCTCCCGACTTCGTAGGCCTCCTTGGTCAGCTCAGCCAGGTCCGCAGGGTCCCAGTCCATTTCCTCCAGGGTCTTGTGAATGTCGTACTGCAGTCTCTGGATTTCAGCCAGCTTTTTCTCGGCCCAGCCCTCCTCGGTGATTCCGCGTTCCATCCTCCGCCGGACCTTCTCAATCATGCGGATTTCAGCCTCACGGTACACTTCACGAACACGCTGGGCATAGACCTGCCTTTTGAGCTCTGACGAAAGCATAAGCTACTCCTGCGGAAAATCGAACGGTCCAGGCACGTCCACGGCGGGTTCGGGAGCGTTGTCCTCCTTAATTCGAGCCACTTCCTCCGCAACCTGCTGGTCATTCCAGTCCGGGTGTGCCATTCGAACCGCAACTTGGATGCTCATGGCGTCTGCTGCCCTCAAAAGCTGGACACTCTTCGCAACGTCGTCCAGGTTCGTGACCACGCTGTCCTGGATTTCAACCTGAGGCTTGAGCGGTACAATCCGCGCTCCCAAGTGTATACGTGCCACCTGCTCCGCAATCCAAACAAGCTCCACAAGGGCTGGTCTCCAGTACTCGGCCTTCTTTTGGCTGGTAACAAAGCTTTTCCGTTCTCGAATTCGCAAGGCAGTGCCGCTCTCGGCTGAGCCTGCAATCAGCAGCCCGAAGCTCTGTGGTGCGTAGCCGCAGTTGGTGTAAGCCCGTATCAGCAGGTTCTCGATTGTGCTTAGGTGCTCAGCAGCCCTAATCTCAAACTGGTGAACGGCGATGGAGTCCGAGAAGGGAGCGCCAGCGTTCGCTACAGAGTGAAGAGCCACATACACTTCCTTGTCTACGTCGAACTGCATTACCCCTGGGTTGTCCGGGTCGTGCTCGAAAAAGCTCTCAGGAGCTATGATACGGCCCTTACCTAGCCTAATGTCGCGCATCAGCGAACTGTAGGCCTCGTCCACGGAATCGAAGATCCCCTCGCTGCCACTGTAGTCGCTCTGCCCCAGGTAGCTAGAACGGAACCGGCGGTTCGGCCTCATGTTCGGGACGTACACGCATGCAAGCCCTTCAAGCCCTGTTTCCTGGGAGAGAGGCAGCTCGGCGGTCGCAGAGTGAGCCTGGAGACTCTGTGGTTCACCGAGCTGGTCCTCCGTTGCTCCCACACGCTGGCGGTAAAGCCCGTGCAGGATTTTCCCAGGTTCATGGCGCTCAAGGTGCCTCCATACCCAGCGGTCGTCTCGCTCCACCTCTTCCCAAAACGTTACCGCAGTCAAGATTCCGAACCGAAACTCTGGAACCGCCTGGTCTGCCTGTACAACCGAGAAAATCGGGTACTCACTCAAGGTAGAGTCCCAGTCCACCTTGATGAACACTCCACCAAGCGCCGAGCAGGCTTCCGCAGCTTCCAATAGCTTGGCGTGGAACAAAGTGTTTTCGAACAGGTCTTCTAGCCAGTCCTGCGTTGCTGCAGCTGCCTCACTCGGGGATTCGCGGTCAGCTTCTGGGATGCGGATTTTCGGGTGTTCGCTGAAAAGTAGCGAGGCACTCGTTGCAGAAATGTCACCTGCTACCGGCACATGCAGCATGGTCCGGCGTTCGTTCTGAACATCCGTTGACCAGAAGCGTGGTCGGTAACCTGCCTGGGCAGTGAAGAATTGGGCCACATCGAGTCCGTATAGCTTCTGGCCATAAAGTCCGGCCAGGGTGTCGGGGTCGCCACCAAACCAAGCACTGTGCTCCTTGTAGAGCGCGTAAATGCGGCTCCAGGATCTGGGTGGCCACTGCGTTTTCGGGTCTGTCGGCAACGGCATTTTTGCCTCCTCAGGCTGCTCTTAATTCATTCAGTCCGAGCCAGGGCATCCAGGTGTCTATGGTGCTGAGCACAGCGTACCGCAGGGCATCAGGTCCATGGTCGTCCTGCTGCAAAGGAACGTCCTTGCCCTTCTCGCTTGCACGTGAGTCCCAGGTATACCCATAAAGCTCGTCAATCAGCCCCTGGCACCTTTTGTGGACCAGCAGCCTCCGGCTTTCCAGAAGCGAGCTGGTCCAGCGGATTCCTTCGAGCACGTCGTTGCTGGCAAGTGCCACATTTGGAATCCTAAGCTGGCCGGGCTTCGAAATCTGCGTTATAAAGGAACTGGCGCTTGGGTCCACGAATATCCAGCGAGGACGTACTTTGCGGGCCTGCAGCCAGTAAAACAGTGCACGGTGGTACTCCTGGTCGGTTTTGTGCCGACCGTCGTAGCGCTTGGAATCGTACCTCCACTCGTCCACTACGTAGAGCCTTTTGTCTACCCCTGCTCCAATCAGCAGGAAAACGGTAGGGTTGGTGGTGCCGTAGTCGATTCCGACCCAGTACTGGGTCATCTCCGGCAGGTCCGTCACCACATGCACATCTTCGTCGAACATGTCGTAGACGGCTCCTTCGGCCATCACCCAAAGCCCCAGGATAAACCTCTTGTACCAGAGTCCTGTGTACTCAGCCTTGAGGGCCTGCACGTACTCCGGATCCAGACCCAGGTTATCATCAAGGTTGAAGTGCCAACTCCTCAGGTTTAACTGCCCCTCACGTTCCAAGAAATCCTTTTTCAGCCAGTGGTAGGGCCCGCCTGGGTTGGTCGTCCCAAAAAACTTCGAACCTTTGACAGACAGACGTGACAGCACCTGCTTGAAGAACGTTTCCGGGCAGATCGTTAGTTCATCCCCGTACGCCCCTGCCAGTGTAACACCACGGATCTTCCCCTCTGCCCGCTCATCATTGGCACCTACGGTATATATCGTCCGCCCACAGCAGTACAACTCCCCAAGGCCCCGGTTGTATTCGAAATTGCGGGTGCCCACTATCTGCTCGAGTGGATCAAGGATGTTACGTTTGAGGGTCCTCTCCGTCTTGCCAAACATCAAGAGATGGCCTGGGGGACCCTCATAGAGGTACTCAATCCACCTGATAATAGAGCAGATAGTCTTCGACGACCTGACTGCGCCGTGCCAAATGTTCAGCCTCGCCGTTGATTCCGCGATTGATCGTAGGCCTTTTGGAGATATAGGATACCACGCAAAACCCAATTCTTTCTCTCCTGGCTTTAGGTGGGTCTGGATAGTAATATAGTCCTTAGGGTAACGGCTATGGGGAGGTTTCCATAGCAGGTGGGGTAGATCGGACCCGACCGCAAACGTTACCTGATGACCGCCCACAAAACGGCGGCAGTCAACTACCCCATAGCTAAAGCTAGGGGCTTGTCGCTAACCAGAAGGTTGCAACAATAGGCTGGTTGACTGAGCAGCCCGTGCTTCGATGTTCTTTGCAGCGTTGTAGTCTGCGTTACTCTCGAAGCCACATTGGAGACATTTAAAATGCGCTTGAGATTTACGATTAGCTTTATCAACATAACCACAGACGGAACATGTGCGGGAAGTATCCCGTGGATCGACGGATACCACGGGAATCCCTGCCATTTCAGCCTTGTAGCGGATGAACTGAGCAAGCTGGTAAAAGCTCCAGTTGCCCATAAGCCAACGCATCTCACGGCTAAAACCGTTGCTGCGATCTCGAATGCCTTTAAGGTCTTCGAGAGCGAGTGCCTTTGCCGAGCGCGAAGCTGTTTCGACTATCTTCTTGGAAATCTGATGGTTTATGTCTCTTATATAACGAGACTGTTTTTTGGCGATTCGTTTAAGGTGTCTTTTTGCAGACTTAGTGCCCTTGGACTGCAAGAGTCCTCGGAATCTTCTGATTTTACGCCGGTAGGCTTTAACTACTTCACCAGAATAGGAGTTGCCTTCAGAGTCGGTAGCAATCTCGACTATGCCGAGGTCGACTCCGAGAACTCCTTCCGGCTCAATCGGCGGAGGGGTTGGTATGTCAACCGTCACGTAGAGATAGAAGACTCCGTTGCGGAGAACCAAGTCGGCTTGGCCTTGAATTCTGTCCATCCTTGCGGCCTGATAAGCACCGAAGCGGATAGGGATTCTCTCCCTGCCGGTAAGAGTCAGAAGCGATACGTGAGTCAGTCCCTTAAAGCTCATAATCCGAGCATCGTAGACCATTGCACCATGCAAGTCGAACTTACAATGGACTCTCTTGTCCCGTTTGTAGGCTTCGATAGCTTTGGAGATAGCACGGACGGCCATCTGAGAGGACAAACCGAAGCGAGTGCGAAGCTCGGAATAAACAATCGGCTGAATCTTAATTTTGTTGGCTATTCGCTTCTCGTAGGCAATATCGGCAACAAATTGACAACCGCGATTGAACGCCTCCATAGTCCGAAGAAGCGATTGGTATTGCTCACTTGTCGGCTCAAGTTTCAAGCTGATTATTTGCTTCATAACACTATTATAGCAGAAAACAAAACTAAAATCAATCTATACGAAAGGAGTTTCGCGCTTCCTCCCCACGGCTAAAGTCGGGGGCTTCTGCGCGAAAGAATTCGGGTGATTTAATCCGTAGACGATTCCTCGCATCCACCTTCCAGCCTTGCTCGAGATTCCTGGATGGTCCGGACGAGCTCGAGTAGCTCACTTGCATCCCCTACCCGCCTGGGATCGAGTATCCCGAGGTGGCGCATTAACAACTCAAGGGCGCGAAGTTTGTCGTGTAACTTGACTGAGACGTTGCCCCTGGATGAATCAAGGGACTGGATAGCCTTTGTAACCTCAGGCGACAGCCCCTGCGAATCCTTGAGTACAACCTTTTGACCATTCCACTCCGCAAGCCCACTAACGTCTGAGAATGCAATCGCCGCAAGCTCGAGTACAACCCTGTCTGCATCAATCTGGCAGCGCTTTGATCTTTCTGTTAAAGCATCCTGTATTTTCTGCGACACTACAGGATCCATGAGGAGCGCCGCCCCTGTCGAGTAGGCGGACGCCTTTGAATACCCAGCCCGCAGTGCCGCCTGGGTTGCATTGAAGTCTTTGATGTACTCCTCAACAAACCTCTGACGTTTAACCGGGAAATTCCATGTCCTCCGCTTTATCGGTTTTGGCGGAGCGCCTTTTCCTGCCATACTACCTGCCTAACCTTGAATTCAAGGTGGACGTATTCCCTGACCACCCTGTCCGATAGTTTCCACCAATCTGTAAAGGCATCGTAATGATTAATAAAAATTGGGAGCGGCAAACTATCCCACCTGACCCTAGTTGCCGCTCCCTTAGGAAAGGAGAGAAAAGGGATGTACTGGGGGTCTTACAAAATTTGCCCCCTATATATATAGCTGAAATCGTGCGGGTACCCATGAGCTTTGAGTGTGAAATGCTGCTGCTACTCCCTCATCAAATCCCGCAGTCCGGCCCAGCCGAACGTCTCAACTATGACCGTCATCACTCCCACATGCTCCAGCCGTTGGGCCTTGGCTATTGCAGCCGACAGGTGCATCCGCACTGTGGACTCATCCAGGTGCAGTATGTCCCCTATGGCGTAGTTGTCCAGGCCCCAGTTCATAGCCATCTCGAACACCTCAGCCTGCCGCGCGGTCATCCTGGCCCTGATGGTGATATTTAATATCTCCGCCTTAATCAGATATGCGAACGGGCCGGTCTCAATGTAGGCGTAGTCGTCCTCGGTCGGCATTATCGGGTCATATTCAATGTCGTCCAGGTTATCGACAATGATCTCGCACGGCCCCTGCGGCTCTTGCAAATCAACTGCTATGGACATTTCCACAGGCTTTGTTGACACTGTATTCTCCGTTGCCATCCTTGCACTCCCAACCAGTTTGTGATACAATCTAAGCGCCTACTTGCTACGTGATATCTACTAAGGTTGGGGCCTCCCGGATGGTTGGGAGGCCAATTTTCTATTTGCTACCCTCCGGCCTTCTCCATCTGCGACAATTCCCAATACCGTGCAGCCTCCCCTTTGCTATCAAAAGAGTGGCCCCACAACTGCACACGGACGTTACCGTACTTGCTGCCCTTCGGTCGTGTTAGCATCCCTTCTCCTTACTCCTATCCACGGATAATCCATCTCGTATACCCCAACCTCGGTATCTACCTCCCTGTAGCATAATAATCTTCTGCGTCTATATGCTCCCATACCAACTTGTATAATCCGACGTTGTTTGATTCTAAATAGCACCTAACATCTTTCAATGCCTGTTGTGGTGTCCAGGCCAAAGTGTCTACGCTAAATGCCTCGCCTGTGCCGACAACACTAGCCGTGACACGGTACCGTCTGAGCTTGTCCGCAACAGAATGCGAATCGCCTGCAAAGAACCGAGATAATTTAATCCCGTAAACATCACACAATCGAGACAACACTTCTACCGATGGTTTACTCTCTCCAGCTTCAATTTTGTACAGATGGGCTTTTGTGATACCTGCTCGTTCTGCTGCTTTCTGCACGGATAAACCGCATTTAATCCTTAGTGCTTTCAAACTCTCGTTTAACTGTTGCTTCATCCTTCTGCCTCCTGTTCGCGCTTACCGGCTTTGCCGGCCTTGTCTTACCCTTCGGCTTTGTTTGCATCCCTCAACTCCTCAACCTCAGCCTTCAGCCGTGCAATCTCCCTGTCAGACTTCTCCAACTCCTCCAGCAGCACATGGACTGCCTCCCAGGAGGCTATGACAAACGCTTCGTCAGCATCCCCGTTGTCGAACAGGAAGCCGCTTGTGTAGTTCTTATGATCAACTTGCAGGATGTATTCTCCGTTGGCTCCGAGTAAGTGGTATTTTAGTGAACCGTCCGAACGGTCACCAACCCACGGCCCCTTAGTTGCCTGCGCGTGTAACTTGCGTATCTCCTCTATGGTCATACCGCCTCCTTAATCCCCGAGTATTCGCCCCATCGCTCTCCGTCTTCGCCCCTTCGCTCTTTGCAAGGCCACAAGTAGCAATTATGCCAGTAGGTTGCACCCATGCGCTCTGCTATATCCTCAGACACTTCGCCGTCGCCGATATATGCCAGTGATAATGCCTCATTGATATCGCAGTTATCACTCTTGGCGCAATCGCCGCAGTTAGCAACCGTCCAATCTGTAAACTGAGTGCCGGTAGAAAACGGTATCATTCCTCTTCCTCCAGTTCGCGCCAACCATGATATTCTGCATAACTATCAAGAGTAGATTCAGCATCTTCGCGAGCATAAACTGAAGCCCCATTATGCCAGTATGCCCACCGCCTGCCGGGACGCTTGATCACCATTTCCCAACCGT